TGCGTCTGGAGGTCTAGAGGGTGGTTAGGAGCTCGCGCTTCGTAGCGACAATCGCACATCAAGGAGTAATCCATGAGCACGATCGCCTTACGGCAAGCACTAGCTCCGCATTCTCTCATTGCTTCACCTTTCAGGAAACTGATTGGTGTTGCAGTGAGCCGTTGGGTCCGGGATTCGGGCTTCGACTGGGCTGCCGACCGGTGCAAACTGGTCGTGCAGCATCTGCTGAAGCTTCGAGCCGGTGAAGAGACTGTCACACCCGCGTGGCTCTCCAAGCGGTACCTGGCCTATCCCGAAAGGGTGGCCCGGGCCGCGTCAGAGACGAAGTTCTTCCAGATGATACAGTGTTGGCGCATCTTCACTCTCTTTGGAGAGGGGAGATCGCTTTCTGCTGCAGCCATCCAGAAATTCGAACACGCGTGTCTCGACCTGCCATCTCGGCAGGAGGGAGTGCTGTCGGGAGATTGGAGTGATCCAAGACTCTCGATTGGCCTGTGCTGGTTCAGTGAAAACTCTACCAGCCTACTCCCTGAAGTTCGATTGCCAGAGTGCGTTCAGGTGAAGAACCCTTTGGCTCTGCGGTCAGTCGGGCCGGACGGGCTACTCTCACGAGAGTGGGAGGAGCTTCGTTTCGACTCTAATACGCTAGCCCACTTGAGGGCGAACGTTTGGAAGGTCCCAGTCGAGAAGATGCCATTTGCCTTACGGCAGATACCTCTCCTCTCCTTCGACATTCCTCAGCCGCAGAAGACCGACAGTACCTTTGGTACCATCGGTCGAGTCCACGCTCGGGTGCAGAAGGACGGCAAATGCCGTTTCTTCTACGCCCCTCCTGACTGGGTTCAGTTCTTAATGGGAGATTGGGGCAAAAGCCTCTATGACGCCTTGCGTCATATCCCTCAGGACTGTACTTTCGATCAGGAGAAGGGGGTGAAGCAAGTTAGGCAGTGGATTAGGGAGGGAAAGAAGGTTTACTCCTTCGACCTCTCGTCCGCTACCGACCGCTTCCCCCTTGCGTTGACTAGGTCCATCCTTTGGACTCTGTCTAAGACTCCGAACATGAGAATGTGGGTGGATACGTTCTGCTTCTTGTCGCGCGTGCCTGTGGCCGTCCAGTATGGTTTGGAGGATGAACTCATCCCCTCTCACCTGCCGGAAGTCCTCGACACGGGCGCCCTAAAGTGGAACGTTGGACAGCCCCTCGGGATGCTCCCGTCCTTTGCTGCGTTCGCCCTTTCCCACCATTGGTTGGTTAGGGCTTGCTTCAAGGACAGAGTACCACCTTCGGATGCCCCCTATGTGGTCCTAGGCGATGACTTAGTCATCGCCGATGACGCTGCGGCGGAGGTATACAAAGAGTATTGCCGGCTCCTAGGAGTCGACATCTCTTTGCCGAAGTCCCTTGCGGGTCGTCTTGGTGAGTTCGCC